TTAAGCCTTCCAATGGTTGGTATACTCGTAATCTCAATATTTCTGATAACAAGACCGATGACACAGAGGGAGTATCTTCTGATGGAAAGGTCCGTGAAGCGGAAACTTTACGAGAAGATTGGTGGCGACCAATATTCGAAATGACAGACTTCAAGGATTTTATCAAGAAACAATACACGATTGGTTATAAATCTGTAGTGAATATGGATGATATTTTAGAGACAGAAGATGAATAATGTTCTTGTAGAAAATATCGATTACGAACTGTTTCCACAAGATGAAAGTGAAAATTGGTCCATTCGAATTCTAAAGGGCGATTTTGTGGAGACTGTTATACAATTTGGTATGCTAAGAGTTGCTGAAGACGGAGAATCTATGAAATATGATTTCAATGTGATACAATCTCCAAATGATGAAGCAGTAATTGAAAATGATGCTTTACAAGAACTCGCTGGTGATGTATTATTCTCTATATTGAATTCTTTGAATGAAAAGGAAAAAATAATTGAATGATAGTATCGAACAAGTTATTCTACAAAATCTGTTTACAAATGATGACTACCTAAGAAAAGCAATTCCATTTATCAAGCCTTCTTATTTTGGAGATGTGTATAAAACGATTTTTATTGAATTCAGTAAATATGTCGGAAAATACAATAAAATACCCACTTCTGAAACGTTTCTTATCGAATTGAGTAACTCAGAAATATCTAATGATCGTTATGAAACGATCAAAAATATGGTCGGCGATCTGTTCGTAAAGTCGGATGTTGATTATACTTGGTTATTGAATGGTACAGAAAAATGGTGTCAAGATAGAGCATTATACAATGCCGTCATTGAATCGATTAATATCATTGACGGTAAACACAAGACACTCACAAAAAATGCTTTGCCTGACATTCTTCAAAAGGCATTGAATGTTTCTTTCGATAGAAATGTCGGTCATTCTTATCTTGAAGATTATCAAAAACGATTTGAGTACTATCACACAAAAGAGTACAAGATACCTTTTGACATTGAACTGTTGAATGAAATCACATCAGGTGGTCTTTCCAAGAAAACGCTCAACATGCTTCTTGGTGGAACCGGCGGTGGCAAATCTCTTGGTATGTGTCATTGTTCTGCGGCATGGCTTTCCATGGGTTATAATGTTTTGTATATCACTGCCGAAATGTCTGAAGAAAAAATTGCTGAAAGAATAGACGCGAATCTTTTGGATATTCCCATTTCGGAAATCAAAGATATTCCTGAAGATATGTTCACCTCTCGTATAAATAATCTTATAAAGAAGACGAAGGGTAAACTTATCATCAAAGAATATCCGACTGCTTCAGCAAACGTAAATCATTTTAGAGCCTTGTTAAACGAACTGAATCTGAAAAAATCTTTCAAACCTGATGTGATAGTTATAGACTATCTCAACATCTGCGCCTCTTCAAGAATGAAGGCAATAGGTGGTTCAGTCAACTCATACTCATACATCAAAGCGATTGCCGAAGAAGTTCGTGGTCTTGCTGTAGAATTTGATGTTCCTATTCTTTCTGCTACTCAAACAACACGCAGTGGTTATTCGAGTTCTGATCCGGGCCTTGAAGACACTTCAGAATCATTTGGTCTTCCGGCAACTGCTGATTTGTTTCTTGCTCTAGTTTCTTCCGAGGAACTGGAGGAACAGGGTCTCATTATGATAAGCAGTTGAAGAATCGGTATAATGATGTGAACTATAAAAAACGCTTTACAGTTGGCATAAATCGTAGTAAAATGAAATGGTATGACGCTGAAGAACAGACTGAACTTACAGAAACAGACCCCGTGTTTGACAAGACTGAAATAAACGAGAGATTTAAAGATTTTAAACTATAGGAGATTATATTATGGGTAAAAAGAGTTCTGGTAAGACTTACACTTCAAAAGGTGAAAGGCCTTCAGTAAATAAAAAAATTCGTAATGCTATGCGAAGAGATACGGTTGCTTCTGGTGATCGTCTTATGAATCAATTGAAGGCACATAAAGCAGATAAAAAAACTGTGGTTACGATTGAGAACCCTAATAAAAATGAAACCAACAAACGATATATAAAAGTAGATGGTAAACACTATTTTAGAAATGATGCAAAAAGGTTGGCTCCGTTGTAATATGAAAGTCAGATTAATCGGATATACACAACCAACCGAATCATTTAAAAGAGAAACTGATATTTCTAATGTTCAGGATTTCATCGCATATTGTGCGAGAGTATCAAATCCTGAAAACCAAATCAACAACTCTACTGGTAAGAAACTTATCAAATATTTGATTGAACACAAACATTGGTCTCCACTAGAAATGGTGGATGCCAATATAGAAATAGAAACGACCCGTGATATTGCTAGGCAAATGCTTCGTCACAAAACCATGTCGTTTCAAGAATACTCCCAACGATATGCTGATCCGACTCAACTTGAAGATGCTTTCGTGCTGCGTGAAGCTAGACTTCAAGATCCAAAAAATCGCCAGAACTCTTTGCCATTGGATGACGAAGATATTAATAAGCGATGGTTGATGAAACAAGATCAGATTATCTATGAAGCGAAGTTGGCATATAAATGGGCGATTGAAAACGGTATCGCCAAAGAACAGGCTCGATGCGTTTTGCCAGAAGGTAATACTGTTTCGAGATTGTACGCAAAAGCATCGATTCGCACGTGGATTCATTATGTAGAACTAAGAAGTGGTCACGGCACCCAAAAAGAACATATTTTATTGGCGAAAGAAATTGGTTATGCTATTTCACAAATCTTTCCGATGATGGAGGATTTCATTTCAACTTAACATAAGAGGTGACAATATGGAAATCATTTCAAAACATGTAACTGAAGATCATAAAGGATATGCTACAGTCAATTTTGATTCTAAATCACAGCAATATGAAATCAAATTTTATGATGAAGGTCGTCACTTATTTTATACAGAACTCAGAGAACACCTAGAAGATGCCCAAAATTTTGCCGATGACTGGACTGCTGGTATAGAGAAATTCTTTAGTGATGCGGCTGCCTAATGGCATCAAGAAGAAAGACGACCTACAAGAATTCCGAATATAACAATTCTCCGTCTATTCTATTACCTAAAAACGAAAATCAGGCGCTCTATATCAGGGCGCTTGATACTTGTTCTCAGGTAATTGTATTTGGTCCTGCTGGTACAGGTAAAACTTATATCGCAGCAACATACGCTGCAAATCTTTATATTGAAAAGAAAATAGATAAGATTATCATCACAAGACCCCATGTTCCAGTTGGTCGTGAGATTGGATTTCTTCCAGGCACAATAGAAGAAAAATCGCAACCTTGGGCATTACCAGTACTTGATGTTTTAGAAAGACATATGGGAAAGGGTATGTTAGAAACGGCAATAAAGAACAACAATGTAGAAATGGTTCCACTGGCTTTGATTCGCGGAAGAAACTTTGACGATTCTTTTGTGGTCGTTGATGAGGCCCAAAACATAACGGTTTCGGAAATCAAGGCACTTCTCACAAGAGTGGGAGAAGACTCAAAGATAGTATTAGATGGAGACATTCAGCAATCCGACATTAGTGAACAGTCGGGATTATCAAAGATCGTTCATCTTGCCAAAAAATACGATTTGAATATTCCGGTAATCGAGTTTACACACAAAGACATTGTTCGTTCGGACATATGCAAACAATGGATTGAAATATTTATGAAAGAAAAATTATGAATGTGAAAGAAAAAGTTCTAATATATAGAACGATGTATAAAAAAGTTAGAAAAAAGATAGCTTTTTCATTATACCAAGATATTGAAAAAATGATAGAGTCGGAAGTTGATAAATCTGTGTGTGAAATATATGAAAATGTGTGGTATAAATGGCATGAACAAGAAAATGAAAATTGTAGTTTGGATTCAAGTCAGGTATCAAGTTAGAGGTCAATGTAATGATTATTATGAATATGGCTTGACAATGATAAGAGAATCGCTTAATATATGAATATATCGAACTCGCGATGAGCAAATACATAATGTCGAAAATTAAAATGCTAACGGAAGCCCAACTTGCTCAAATCCCTGAGTACGTTGAAAAATACACCAAACTCGGTCTTCGGACCGACCAGATTGATTTTGAAGTTGCAGTACAGACTTTGAAGGACTTTCTGGGTGAAGATTGTGAACGTCACGAATTTGTATATGTCGCCTCGCCCAGCGGCATTCCCAAGAATGCAAAAAATATCACGTATGGAAATCATGACGTGAACTGGGTTGCGCATTACAAATTCTTCAACGACAATTTCGGAATTTGTCCTGAAATTGAGACTATGGTGCCTGTAATCGAAAATCTCGGTTGGGTGTACTATGACGACAAGAAAATCTATGTCTGTGATCGGCCGACGAAGATCAAATTCGACGAACAGAATCGCACTCATAGCGAAACTGGTCCTGCAATCGAATATTCTGATGGGTTTGCAGTATATATCTGGCATGGAATGCGTGTTCCTAAAGAATGGATCATGAATAAGGAATCTCTGACTGAAAAAGAATTCTTCCGTCATCAGAATGCAGAACTGCGGCGTGCCGCCTGCGAAATTGTCGGTTGGAACAAAGTTCTCGACAAACTTTCTGCGAAAGTGATCGACGAGGACACTGACCCAGAGATTGGCACTCTCCTTGAAGTGAACATTCCCGATATCGGCAATGAACGCTTCTTGAAAGTGCTGTGTGGCACCAAGCGCGAATTCGCGATGCCGGTCCCGCCGACTGTCAAGACTGCAATCGAAGCACAGGCATGGATGCTTGGATTTGACGATGTGAATGAATTCATGCCGCCTGAATTCCGCACTTAAACAGAAAATGAAATAAGGAGAAAAAATAATGCGAGTAGTTAAAAACTTTGCAGCTCAGGGTGAAATGTACATTCGGCGGGTAGCAGAATTCAAAGAAGAAGCAAAGCCTGTAAATCCTGAGAAAGGGGTATTCATTCTTGCTCATTCTGAAACCGGGCATCACCATGTAATCGATGCGATGAAGGTTGATGTTATGGAGCAAGTCAAAGTCCCTGAGGGGATGGGTATCCTACAGATGATTGTGAAAGAACCTGCTGAGGTAATTCACCTTCGTGGTACCGATACTCACGAACCCCTATACTTGACTGAGGGTAATTGGGAAATTCGTCTTCAGCGCGAATACACTCCCGAGGGATATCGTCGAGTGGCGGACTAATCGCCGCAGAAAACGAAAATCGGGGAATTTTCCCCGATTTTTTTATATCAAATGAAACATGGTTGAAGATTATGAAAACTAATAATCAAGTCAGGGATCAAGTCTGGTTACAAATCTGGTATCAAGTCAGGGATCAAGTCGGGTATCAAGTCTGGGAGCAAGTCAGTAATCCAGTCTTGGATCAAGTCCGGGGTCAATGGTATGAAAACTAATAATCAAGTCGGGAGTCAAGTTGAGAATCTGTGTTATTATAAATAAACAATAGAACAGAGAAAAGTATTATGAGGACCTCTTCATTGAGATTTTTCAAAACTTTTTTGTTTTCGGTTGCGATTGTGACCTTGATTCCTAACTA